GCGCGCTCGTCCACCAGCCGGCTAACTCCTCGCTCAACTTGACCGCCTACGGCGGCAAGTTAGCTCGAACGTTAGGCAGCACAAACAGCCGGCACATCCGCCAGCGAAGCCGCTGCGCGCACGATGGCGCACCGCATGGCGTGGCAGTGGTCGTTGCCTTCCACGACAGCCGCCTCCGTCCAGCAATACTTCTGCCCGGTCGGCAGTTCGGCCGTTGCGCACGAACCGTCGTGATGCACGCGCATCCGTAGCGCCGTCGCCAGCCAAAACGCTTCCCGGCTGCTCTCCAGCGGGTTCCACTCGTTCGGCCCTTCGCCAGCCACCGTAAAGCCGTCGCGGCCTCCCCACGGTGAGCCCTTGTCCCAGGTGTACGGCACCAGCGCAATGCCTGCGGCTTTGGCTGCGGCCTGAATCAGTTGCTTGTCGTTCATGGTCTTTATCGCTTCGGTAAAAGTGCTGCCTAACTGGTCGCTCAAGGCGACCTCCTACGGGCCTGCGGCCCTACGTCGGCGCCTTAGCTCCAACGTTAGCCGTCACACGCGCTGCCGAGCAAGGCGCTCGACCTCCGCGCGCTTTTCGCGGGCCTCGCGGTCCGCTTGGTGCTGCTGGCGGTCGAACTCGGCCAGCACCATGCGCTTGCGTCTCTGTTGCGCCAAGTCCAGCACCTTGCGCCCCTTGTCAGGGGCCTTTCGGCCTTCGCTCATGCTGTCACCTCCTGCGAAAGGCGGGCGAAGCTGTCGCCACGTTTGGCACTGCGGCCCATGCTGATGGCTGCTTCGCGGCTGATCGGATGGCGCTTGCCCTGGTAGTCCTGGCGCAGCGTGCGGGACGCGCAGTCGGAACCGTAGTGCAGCAGTTCGCCGGCTTCGTCCTCGATCACGATCGTCATCTTCAGGTTCTTCTTGCCGCAGACATCACACTCGGGCTTGTCGCTGATGCCGCGAACTGTGAAGCGCTTGTAGGTCTTGTCCATGCTGCTCTCCGGTTGGTGTGTCGATGGGTGTTATTGAATCACACAAACATCCGACGTGCAAGCTGTTTTTGCATCACGTATACTTGCGGCATGGAACAGCCAAAGAACCCAGGTGGTCGCCCGCCTAAGCCGCCCGATGAAAGACTGGTGCAGCGGTCAATTCGCCTCACGCCTGCGCAGTGGGCAAAGTACGACGCTGCGGGCGGCATAGAGTGGCTGCGTGGGCTCATTCAGCGCGCTCGTCCACCGGTCGGCTAACTCTGCGTTGCAGCGCGACCCGCTACGCGGGCCGCTGAACTTCGGTGTTATGGCACATTAACCACCTCTCCATTAATGATACGAGCTCGATCCATCATCGCGACAAACGCCGCCTCCAGTTGCTCGCGGCTCATCTCGTCGACCGGGTCGGGGGCGACCTCACCCCTATTGAGCCCAAACGCCTCGCGCTCCAGCGCCACTAGCCTGGATAGGGCGCCGGACAATTTATCCACGATCCCAGCACGGCTCGACAGGCTGAGCTCCTCGCGGGCCTGGCCAGCGGCATCGAGCTCGCCGAGCATCGATACAACCAGCGCGCGCGCTGCCTGGATATCAGTCCGGTGCGCCAGGATTATATCCGCCTGGAGCGTAGCATTGGCCTCCACGACGGCTTTCTCGGCCGCTCTGGATACCGCTGTATCCTCAGCGGATACCGCTGCTCTGGATACCATCTCTCGGGTGCGCTCAGCAATCCTGGCTGAGAGATCGCGCGACCATCCATCACGCCTGGCGCGCTTGTTGATTGCACCGTGAGAGATACCGTACTCAGCGGCCAGGACGCGCAGAGATTTTACGCCGGCCCGATAGTCGATCTCGATAGCCGGCCAGTTGATGATCCTCTCGTCGTTTTTTGTCATCTCCGAACCGTTTAGCTATGGTTTTGGTAATACCTGGCGGCAATATCGCGCATGGCCGTCTAAACCGGCATTTTGTTTGTGATCACCTTGAGCACCTCACGCACACGATTCTTGTTCGCAGCCAATTGCTCATCGGTAAATTCGCGCTTGAGTTGATGTGGCTGCTCATCGGTGAGTGGGGCAGCTTTGCAAATATCCCTGAACTTGATTGCGTTCGGGAACCGCTCTGGCAAATTCTGTAGAGCATATGCGATCGCTTCAGGTCGATTCGAAAATATACCCAGCTCCTCTGCCCAGGCAATTTTTGCGTTCTCAACCCCGGGATCGCAGCCATCCACCGCGCCAGTAGCGTACTGCAACCAAAACTCCCGTCCATAAATTCCATGCAGTCTGGTGAAAATCTTCTCAATCCAGGCGGTTGGTAGTGATGTCGTTTTCATCGTCGATTTCCCCCTCAATTGTGATCCCAGTGAAAATCTCTTCGCTAGGTGCCAGGCCGATTGACTTGGCCATCGCCCCGATATTCAGCTGGTGCTGGGTTTTGTTCGCTGCAATCGCTGTGGGCTGAATAACCTCGTCGTTCCAGCACTCGTTGTTAAGCCATGTGGCTGGGTTTTTCCGGTAGATTTTATCGGGTGTGCTGAGTCGGTAGAGCTTGGCGGCATCCAGGATGGTTCTCAGTAATTCGTCAGTGAGCTTGATCTTTCTCCAGGATCGTTCAGCAGCAGGGCGTTCGACCTTCTTGTCGTAGGCATTCCAGAACTCATCAAACCCGACGAGCTGCGGCCTCTCCTTGATCCCTTCCTTTGATCCTTGATCCTTGATCCTTGATCCTTGATCCTTGATCCTTGATCCTTGATCCCCCGACGACTCTTCGCGAGGATTCGCGAGGATTCGCGAGGATTCATCGAATGCCGGAATTTTGGAGCGGGAAGGCTTGTCAATCTTCTGGTGAATCAACCAGTTGCAGATCTCCAGGTATGTCGACCCAGCGATCTGGTATCGAACGATGCAGCTCTGGGCGTCCAGCTCGGAGAGCCAGCCGTCAATCAGCTTGGGAGCGTCGTCATCGTATGGGTACAGAAGGCTCGCGAGCATTCGCGAATTTCCGCGAAGGCGTCCCTCGTCATCGGCCAGAGTCCATAGTAGGATAAACAGTAGCCTGGCCTCACGGCTGACTTCGCCCATGCTTTCGCTGTGGGGGAATTCGGGCTTGATGGTTCTGATCCTAGCCATAGGTCGCCATCACGCACCTGCCTTGGCCAGCAGCGCCTTGATGTTCTCGGCGTCCTTCTCCTTGGCCTTGAGCGTGCAGGCCACGCATGCCGAGTTGATGGTGTACCGCTCGGTGCCGCTGCAGGTCTTGCAGGGCTTACCTTGGTACTTTCTCTGCCCGTTCTTGGCAGCTTCGATCCTGGGAGAATTCACGTTCACGCTTCTGTGTGGCTGGTGTAATTCCAATTCTAAACCAATCCACACATGGCATGTCAAGTTGTCAAAGATCGGCTTCCTTCACGAACACGCCGTCGATGATCTTGCCCTTGCGATCCTTTATCGCGTCGTAGGCCATGGCAATGCACGCCTCAATGTTGACGCCGTGCTGCGCGGCGAGGATGGTCAACACCACGATGGCATCGCCGATGCCGTCCATGACCAGGTCGTTGCGCTTCTTGGCGATGCCGGCGGCCAGCTCGCCGATCTCCTCGATCAGCTTGGTGAACTGCTTGTCGGGCGTCGAGCCATGCACCAGGTTGCGTGCTTCAGCCCACGCACGGATCATGCGGAATGCGTCGTTCATTTTTTCCATTGGGTACCTCAAAACGGAATCGGGTCGTCAAAATCATCAAAACCCTTGCCAGTGGACGGTTGCTGGCACTGTTGCGGCGCTGCTGCTGCCGGCTGACCCTCGCCCCGTGGCGGCAGATCGAGCTGATCGACCGTCATGCGTAGTTGGGTTTTTGGCGTGCCGTCAGTGCCTTGGTATTCCAAGAGGCGGAGAGATCCGCTGACCGTAACGCGCTGGCCTTTCTGCAAATATGGTTCCAAGCTGGTGGCGCGCTTGCCCCAGATCGAACACGACACCCACATGGTGCCGGGTTTGTCCTTGGTGCCTGTTTGCACGCCAATGCTAAATCCCAGCACGCTGTCGCCGTTGACGCTGCGTAGCTCTGGATCGCGGCCGAGATTGCCGGTGAAGATTGCTAGGTTCAATTTTTTTGCTCCTGAAAAATGCGGACGCGCACAAATCCAAATCCACCAATGTTGTCGGTGTCTACGCGCGCGGCCAGGGTTGTAAATCTTTTATCGTTGATATCAAGCGCATCCGCCAGGCCATCCAGGCCAGATTTCATTCGCGCCACAAGATTGTCCCTATCGTAGCTGCGCTGATCCGGAGTCACGAACACCAATTCAAGAGTGAGCGGTCCGTCTGGAGCTCTGCCAACATTCTGCGAGAGCACAGTAATCATGCAATCTCTTCGGTACCGCTTTTTGGTCTTTGCTACGCGCGCCCAATGCAGGCGCTTGTTGGGCGACAGATCGGATGGTGGCCATGGCAGTTGCAGCTCAATCACTGATCTCGCGCCCAAAGATCAGATCACGCTCTGTCAGATCCAGCCCCCGCTCCCACGCCAGCTCCAAAATGATCCGTTGCATCGAGGTGGGCACGACGCCGCGTTTTTTCCAGCGCGAGATGGCGGCAGGGTCGCGCCCGATTGCGCGCGCCAATTTTCTGACGCCGCCGAAAAGGCTGATGACGAGATCTGCTTGATTCTGTGTGTTGCTCATTGGTCAATCATGCCACGCTTGCATCCATCCAACAAGCGCAAAAAAGTGCTTGCATTGTTGGCGGTGGTGATTTAAAGTCAACGAAATGGAAACAACCTCAGAGATGAAAAAAATGCTCACCGAAGCACAACTACAGGCCAGAAAAGCGGGTATCGGCGGCAGCGATGTGGCCGCCATCTTGGGGTTATCGCCTTGGCGTTCGCCGCTAGATATCTACCTGGACAAAATCGGCGAAGGAACGCCGCAGGCAGACAGTAAGCACCTCCGCCGAGGCAGCGCGCTGGAGCCGCTGATACTGGCCCGCTTCCAGGAAATCCACGGCAGCCCGGTGGTGAAGTTGCCGATGCTGCAATCCATCGAACACCCGTGGATGCTAGCGAACCTTGATGGTGGCGTGCCGGAATCCGGCGCCATCGTTGAGTGCAAGAAAGCGTTCAGCGACAAAGGCTGGGGCGATTCCGGCAGCGATGATGTGCCACCCTATTACCACACGCAGGTGGCCCACTATTTCGCGGTTGTCCCAACCGCAGAGATTTGCTACATGCCAGTGCTGTTCGGCGATGGCCTGGACTGGGCTCCGAAGCTGGACGCCGAAGGCGAAACGGTCTGGACGCCGATCATTGCGGATGATGCCGATTTCCGAATCTACAGGATCTACCGCGATGCCAGCTTTGTGCGCGATGTGATCGCGGCCGAATATGGGTTCTGGCACGGCCACGTACTGGCCCGCGTGCCGCCGCGGCCGGCAAATGCAGAAGATGCACTCAAGTTGTGGCAGCGCGACACGGGCAAAGCCGTGGAAGTGGATCAAGTTCTTGCCGATAAGGTGGAGCGCTATCGCCAACTGAAGGCGCAAGAAAAGGCCACGAAGGAAAGCCTGGATTTCTTGCGCGATGAAATCGCCATCTCTTTCGCCGATTCCGCCACGATCACATTCAATGGCGTGCCGCTGGCTACATACAAGACGCAGGAAGCGACTCGGATCGATTCCGACCTGCTGCGCAAGTTGCACCCCGCAATCGCTGCCGAGTGCAGCAAGAAATCCATCAGCCGCGTACTGCGGTTGAAATAACCCGAGGAAGCATCATGAACGAAGGCACAGAACAACACGTACCCACCGCCGCCCTGAATCCGTTTTCGCAAGGCCGCGCCATCGCACCCGTCCAGCCCGGGGCAGCGGCCGATACCGAAGGCCAGCGCGCCATCGCCGAAGTGCAGGCAGCAATCCTGCTGGCGAAGCGCTTCCCTCGCGATCAGGTGGCCGCCACCGATCGCATCTTGCAAGCCTGCTGCCGCCCGTCGCTGGCCGAATCGGCGGTCTACACATACACCCGCGGCGGCCAGGAAGTTACCGGTCCCAGCATCCGCCTGGCCGAAGCCTTGGCGCAGGCGTGGGGCAATCTTCAGTTTGGCGTGCGCGAGCTAGCCCAAGGGCACGGCAAGTCCACCGTTGAAGCGTTCGCATGGGACGTGGAAACAAACACGCGCCAGGTGAAGGTGTTCGAAGTGCCGCACTACCGCGACACAAAGAATGGCCGCAAGGCGTTGACCGATTCGAGAGATATTTACGAAATGGTTGCAAACCAGGGCGCCCGCCGCCTGCGCGCCTGCATCCTGGGCGTGATCCCCGGCGATGTGGTGGATGCCGCCGTGGCCCAGTGCGATGCCACGCTGCGCACGAATGTGGATGTTACGCCAGAAGGCATCAAGGCGCTGCTGGAAGCATTCGCCGCGTTCGGCGTGCATCAGGACGCCATCGCCCGCAAGTTGGGGCACAAGGTGGATTCGATGGTACCGGCCGAACTGGTGCGGCTGCGGAAAGTGTATCGCGCGATCAAGGATGGATACACCAGCGTGGAATCTGAGTTCTCGCCGGCATCTGGTGAACAGTCCCCTGACGCAACGCAGAGCGCTGCCGCGAAGGCTGCCGCTGCCGCTGCCGCGAAGGCTAATCCAGCAACATCACCTCCAGCAACATCACCCAGCAAGCCGCAGCCAGCAGATGCTCCGGTGGATGGCGCCACCAAGGAGAAATTCTAATGGAGAAGAAACTGAAAGTGTCGCACGTGCGCATTCAAAACGTGTTGGGCATCGCCGAATTAGAGTTCGCGCCCGGCGGCTTCACCGAGATATCCGGAGCGAACGGAAGCGGCAAAACTTCGACGATAGAAGCATTGCGCGCTGCACTGCGTGGCGGGCACGATGGGACTCTGCTACGAAAGGGAGAAGACAAGGGAGAAATTGTACTGGTGCTGGACGATGGAACCACAATAAAAAAATCGATCACGGCAGAAGCCACTAACGTTACGATCCTGCGCAATGAGAAGAAGTTGTCGCGGCCAGCCGAAGCGATCAAGGCGCTGCACGATGTGCTTTCGGTCAACCCGGTGGAATTCTTGCGCGCCCCTGAAAAGGCGCGTGTAGATGCGTTGCTCCAGGTGATGCCGATCGAGGTAGATCGCGCGCGCTTGGTGCAGATCGCGGGCGCTGATATCTGCCAGCCTGTTGCCGCGACCGGCATCGATCTGATCGAGACGATCAAAAAGGCCGTGTTCGATCAGCGCACTGGAGTGAACCGCGCCGCGCGCGACAAGGAAGGCGCGATCAATCAGCTGCGCGCCACGCTGCCGGACGAAGTGCCGGACGCGCCGGCCACCGATGCTAGCCTACTGGCGAAGTTAGATCAGATTGA